GATTTCATTGGTGCCTTTGCGCCGTACAGGCTTTGTCCAATCTATGGTCATTTCCAATCTCTCGGCGGGTGGTTATTAGCCAACCCGCCGTCCCTTGAGGGTTATTCTGCTGCGATGCCGTTCCCGGGTTGCAATTCATTGAGGCTGTCGAGCGCGCTTTTCGCTGGCGCTGGCCGTGGTTTTTTCAGTTCCGCAAGCCGGGCATCCTTTTCCTTTGTCAGTGACAGCCTCCAATCGTCAGGGAAGAGGTCCCATTCCAGACTTTCCCAAATGCCCCTCAGCGCTTCGATAGACTGCGCCGCGCGGATATTCTTTTCGGCTGTGGAATAGTCCGGTTGCGCTATGGATTCCGACGGCTTTACGCGTTCATCGCTGCTGTCGCCCACATTTGCCCGTGTCTTGTCATACAGGGCCAAACCGAAGCGGTTGCCAAAGCCGCGCATCGCGCGTTTCAAGGCATCCGTCACGGCTTCCTTGACAGCACTTTCATGGGCAAGGCCGAGGTCAACGTCATAGCCATGACCGGCGCCAAAATCCTCGCGAACAACATCACCAACCATGACGCGAACCATTGCCGTATAGGTGACGCCAAAGCCGGGCTTCTTGTCCTTGCCGATGGCTCTTTCGCCTTGCGCAACGCACTGGCATTGCGTGACCGTGTAGGACCACCCGCCAAAGCCGAATATGGCGTTGGCCTCTGCCATCGCATGCCAGCCCTCGATATAATCGCCCTTCGGTCCATAAGCCTTCGCGGGCTTGACATTTGCCGGGTCGAGCTTCTTTTGCAGCTCCGGCGTGATTGTTTGCCAGTCCATCATTTCACCCTCACTGTCAGGCCGGGCGTGCCGTAAACAATCGCGGCACCTGGGACGTCCTGCCCAGCCTCAAGCGCGTCTTTGATGGCCGTCTTGATCGGCTTGCGTTCGGCCAGGAAATACCCCTGCGGCAATGCGTCAGGGTCGGTTACATCAACCGACGCGCGCGGTTTCGTGACAGACAGCGTGGCCTCTGGCAGCGGAAGCCTGTCGAGATCGGCGGCATTCATAAGCCCAAGCATCGTCTCCTTGATGACGTCCGCCTCTCGCGCCTTGCGCGCTTTCCGCTGGCTCAATTCATCGATATAATCGGCAAGCCCGTTCGCTTCCGCTATGCGCAATGCGCGCAATCGAACCAACTTGGACATGGTGGGCAGAAAATCTGTCTCTCCTTCGAGCATATCGGCGCGGAGTTGTTCATCTTCCGCCAGTTCCGGGCAGGCAACGAACAGTGCGGCAATATCAGCCTTGAGAATATCAGCGCGCATAGCGGTCAATCTCCATGAGTAAATCAGTGATGGTGCTTTGGGCTTCGATCAGATCGTCGCGCTGTTTGCGGACTAGTGCGGCAAAGCGCGGGTCGCCTATGCGTTCGGCCAGCGATTGAATGTCGCGTGCGATGCAGTAAACCTCGTATTCAATGGCCGTCTGTGGATCCTGCATCGGGTCGCCAATGGCGGTGATAGGGTCTTGGATAGGGTCTTGGTAGTTCATGACGCCACCCACACAGCAAAGGCCGAATAGACGATGATTTCGACAAGGGCAGCGTTCGCCAGTTGGTCGGCAATCGACATGTTGGAGACAGGGTTGCGGGTGAAAACGCAGGTCATTCCTGTCCCCCCGTAGGAGCGAGCCAATCTCAGAAGATGCGCTCTTGTTCCGCGCGCTCTGTGGCCCGTGCGTCGGCCCATGCGTCGGCCCATGCGTCGGCCAACTCACCCAACGTTGCTTCGCCCTTGGCAAACTTACGTGCGGTCTCGATGGCCAGCCGTGGCCTATCCTCTCCTGCCGGGATGAAGCGCAACGCGCGCTCTGCGAAATCACAAGCGAGAAGCCTGACGGGACCATCGAATTGCGACGGAAGCGCACGCAATGACCAAAGAGCATCATCAAACCCGTTGCTTTCCAGAATGGTGGAGATGAGTAGCGGCTCGTCATCGCCCGTGGTTTTGCCTAGGTGCTTGAGAAGGTTTTTCCAACCAGGGCCACAAGGGGCCTTTGCGCGGATGGCGTTTAGCGTGACGTGCATTTTGTCGCCTCCATATGAGCGGAAATAACCGCTTCCACGGTTTCGCTTGTGTCCGTGCCGTCACGCATAAGCTGGCGCAGGTCGGCAAGGCGAATGGCGAGTTCGGCGCCGGTCATGACACGACCTCGCTCTTAGGCTCTGCCTCTATGGGCCGCCCATTTGCCTTTGCGATACCGAGGATAAGGTCTTTGTGTTCGCGCCAAAATCTGGCCGAAGCCGTCCCGTCCATCTTGGCGATCTCGTCGTTGTTGAATGCACTCCACGCTTCAATCGAATGAAATTCGCAGCCGATCTTGATGTGATGATCGGTGATGGTGACGTTGTATGTCAGGCCGGTGATATTGATTGGCGAGACCCACGCATCGCCGACGACCCGCGCATTGCCGGAGACCCGCGCATTGCCGGAGACCCGCGCATTGCCGACGACCCACGCATTGCCGGAGACCAACGCATTGCCGGAGACCCGCGCATTGTCGAAGACCCGCGCATTGCCGACGACCCGCGCATTGCCGGAGACCCACGCATTGCCGACGACCCACGCATCGCCGACGACCCACGCATCGCCGACGACCCGCGCATTGCCGGAGACCCACGCATTGCCGACGACCCACGCATTGCCGGAGACCCGCGCATCGCCGACGACCCGCGCATTGCCGTAGACCCACGCATTGCCGGAGACCCACGCATTGCCGTCATGAGACAGGATCGCTTCCGAAGCGATCCACCCGCCTAGTTCGCCAACTGCTACGGACCCAAAAGCGACAAGAGCGCGAATGCGTTTCAGTTCGATGCCGAAATGCATTTTTGTTTCGCCGGTGAACTCGTATTTCTTTGTCATTTCAGCCTCCAATTCCTTGGGCAGTTGATCCGCATGCCCAGGCGGTGGCAGCTACGATGCCAGCGGGCGTTCACTCGCCAGTCCCCCGGTTCCGTGCGGTCGGGGAATCCGCATTCGGTCAAAGGCGAGACGGTGCGCCGTAGTAATAGTCAGCGCCCTTCGCGTATTCCTGCGCGTCGGCGAAGCCTTCATTGAACCAGTGTGTGAGATAGTTGAGGGCGTGAGACTGCGCGAAAGCTGGTGCGTTCCACGTCTCGTCTTCCTCGTAATACTCCGCGCCATCTTCGAGCCATTCGTCGGCCATGCGCTTGGCAAGCGTGACGGAAATATCCGTGCGCTCGCCTGTGGCGGTATCAAGAATGAAAACGCGGGTCGTGGCCCAGTTGGCGTCCGTGACGCTAAGGTCCGCAAGCTTCTCCAGCGCGAACTCGATCTGTTCGGCAATCGGTGCGGTCTCAAGGCCGTAATCTGTGACCTGCTCCCAGCTTCCGACCGGCTCGATAACGATTTGCGTTGCCATTGCCTGCTCCTACCGCATCATCTGCGTGAGCGTGACGCCGTTAGCCCGCCTGACCTCGGCGGGTGAGGGCGCGGACGGCGGCGCTGAGAACAGCTTGCGCGCGGAGACCGGCAGCGCGTCATAAGCCGCACGAGCGCAGTCATCCCACGGCGCGGACTTCAAATGCGCGGCGATACGCCGGGCCTTGTTCCGCTCGCGCCGCCCAGAGCTACGATAAGCACCACACGCCGAAGCGTTGCGTCCCTGCTTTTTGGATTTGCTAGCGTCTGCCATTGCCTTGCTCCCGTTTGATAGGGAGATGTTGGCACATAGCCAACCTATTGGCAATAGCTAGTGAGCAAAAAAGTTGGCTGAATGGCAACTTTCTGTTTTTGCTAGTTGCTGTCTGTGCCGGTTTTCATAATGGCGCTAATGACTTCTAGGGCCGTTCGCCGCTGTTCCGGCGTGGCCTTCCGTAGCAGCTCGTCGGCGCTTGGCTGCATCGGATCACGGAACAAATCGCCAGGAGATATTTGCAAGGCTTCGGCCAAAGCAGCTTGCACATCCATCGTCATGCCGCGTTTGCCACTTTCCCAGCGGCTGATTTGGTCTTTGCCTGTCAGCTTGCCGTCGCTGCCCTCTGGCAGTCTATCCGCAAGCTGCTGTTGCGTGAGCGAGCGATACTCGCGCCACTCTTTAAGATAGTGCCGGACAGGATTTTTGGGGCCAATGCGAGTAACCATGTTGGCACTATACGTCATCGTCTTGACGCTCAAGATAGCCACGTAGCCAACTTTTTTGCGGCTGCCGTATTGCCAATGGGTTGGCTATATGCCAACCTAGGGCCATGAACAACAAGCATCCAATTGCAGTATGGCGTGAAGCGAGCGCGCTTTCGCAAGACGAGGCGGCATCGCGTTTCGACGTAACGCGGTGGACGGTGAACTCGATTGAGACTGGCAGGCGCAAACCATCTGTAGCGCTTGTTCGGAGGATTGAGGCAATCACCGGCATTCCCCGCGAAACACTCCGCCCTGATATTTTCAAGCAAGGAGCAGACGCATGACCTTGCCGGATATTGCGACCGCTCGTTTGCCAGCGACCTATGAGAACGCCAAGCAGGCGCTGGCCAATTGCGCATCGCTTGATGAATGCCAGCAATGGGCGGACAAAGCCGCTGCGCTGGCGTCCTATGCCAAGCAGGCTGACGATACCGAGCTTGAGGATATGTCCAAGCGCATCCGCGCCCGCGCCATTCGCCGGGCCGGGGAATTGCTCAAGCAGGTGGAGCCGGGGCACGGGCAGAACAATCAATACGTGCAAATGAAAGGTGACGCTGGCGACACTTTTCACCAAACCCGCACCGACCTTGCCCAATCCGCTGGCATGTCTGTTCGGCAGCAACTCAACGCCATCCGCGTTGCCCGCGTTCCTCAAGAGCAATTCGACGCTGCCGTTGATGGAGCGCAACCAGCGACCATTACCAAGCTCGCCAGCATGGGCACACAGCGCAAGCCCATTGTCGATTTGAAGGGCCGCGACCCCAACGAGTTCAATCTCGCCATGCATTTCGTCGGTTGGTTGGAACACATCTGCCGCGAGGCCAAAACCCAAGACATAGACGGCGCGCTTCCTGTTCTGAACGCGGATGAACGCGCCCGCGTGCGCCGCGCCATTTCCGAAATCGACGCCCTGACAGACCGCATCATCACAAGGATATAGCGCATGAACAAAGACAGCATCAGCGCAGAAATCGCGGCGATTATCGACCGCCGCATCGCCAGCAACAACCCTGTGCCAGTCACATGGGTTGTGCATGAGTTCATGGGAAGGCACAACCAGATCAGCGGACCGGACACGGATTTTCACCGGCTCACGGCCTATGCCTATGTCAAGGACGTGGCCAAGCGGCTCGTCGGTAAATTCGATGATGTTGAAGTCGATAGCACGCGGCTTCTCCCCGGCTTTGAGCATCTTCGCATCGCTTACACTGTCAGTCGCGACGGGCAGTCCATCCTTGTTCCAGTTGACCAGTGCACGGACGAAGAACTGATCGAACGCGCCGAAATGTTCGAGCGCGGTGCGGCTGGCCTTGTCAGTCATGCCAAGGAAATCCGCACATTTGTCGGCGTAAGGGGCGCGGCAGATCGGGCGCTGGCATGATCTGTTTCCGCGTCCGTTCATTCTGTTCGGCATTCCCCGAGGCTTGCGGCAATGCATCGTGTGCCCGTGCATTCACGGACGCGCCGTCCGAAGCCGCTCGCAAATGGTGGGGCAGCGATGGCGCCCCCGTCATGTTCTCGGATTTTTCCGATGGCTGCACCGATATCAAAACCCCTGATTGGGCAACACTGGCGGGAGCAGACGCATGATGCTACCTGACATTCTCGCCCTATGCGTTGCCGTCCTTGCCTTCCTTCTCGTTCTCACGATTTGGGAGTGGTGAGGCATGACCACCCCTGCATACATCGAGGCACACAGTCCGCGCGTGGGGCTATCGCGCGTTGGGGGCGACTGTGTGTCTCGACCTGTGCAGGGTGCACGGGGCCGGGCCTTCCAGATTAGCCCGGTTATCATTGGCGAGCCGCATGTGATGCATATCGCCAAAGTTTTGACCTCCCGAACAACTCGCCGGGGCTTCGGCCTCGGCGCTTTTCCAGTTACCGGCCCCGCATCCTTTCTGAGCCTGACCGATGGCAGGCGAAATCGCATGGATGGATGTGCTTTGCGTCAAACCCGCGCGGGACAGCCGGTTCATATATTCCGCGGGCAATTCATCCTCACCATCGGCGCGGGGAGGGGTGGTAGCAGCCTCCGCCTCCCCATCAGTTTCCCAACCGGCTGGTGTGCCCTCCCTCGCCAGCCGGGGCGGGTGAGCGCTATCCTCTCCCTGAGCGCTCCCCGCCACAATTCCAAGGCTCGTCAGCACGGGGCGGCAGAAATGGCCGCTCTGCAACAGCTCAAATTGATAGAGGCCAGAAATGAATTTTCAGATGGGCAATCGCATGGCGGACGCGGCGGAATGGATCGCGCCAGAACTGACGGAGGGGTGAATGACTGATCCGATCAAATACCAGCCAGAGAAAGCGTGGGCTTGTGTATGGCCAAACGGCAGCCCGAAACCGTTCATTATTGTGCATTCGACGTGGCCAAGCCGTCTCTGGTCGCAAAGTGTCGTTGGGCAAGAGTGGGCACATATTGGCGAAACAGAAAGACAAGGCTGGAAGCGGGCCTATCGCGCTGGCTGCCGCTGTGTCCGTGTAACGGTGACAGTCGATGACTGACCCCATCCGCACCCTTCGAAAGCTTGCCGCCAGGCGCTACCGCCGTCCGTCCGACCAGCGCCATTACATCAAGGTGGCGCTCAAGACCATGCAGCTCCGGCGCGAGCATGCAGCTCCGGCGCGAGATCGAGGCGAGGGCGAAATGATTGTGCTCGACCTGCCATTTCCCCCATCAGCGAACAACATGCACACGGTTGTGAGAGGCCGCAAGATCGTCTCCAAAGCCTATCGTGGATGGAAGGATGAAGCGGCATGGGCGGCAAAGCTGGCCAAGGTCGAGCGCATGTCTGGGCCGGTCGATATTGCGATTGAGATCGTGGCGCCGGACCGACGCCGCCGCGATTGCGACAATGCAATCAAGCCGGTTGTGGACGCGCTGGTATCGGCGCGCCTGATCGACGGCGACGATGCGCGGTTTGTCCGCAAGGTTTCCAGTGAGTGGGTGAGTGTTGGACCGGCCTGCCGCGTGACCATCCGCCCGATTGAGAGGACGTAAATGGAGAAAATCACCAAACAGGCCATTTGGGCCAAGATCAGGATTCCACCGACCGTTGGCGTGCCAAGGGTGAAGCGGGGTGCAGAAAAATGAATATGCATGCACCTATGACGCCATCGCAGATCATGTTTGCGGAACGTGCCAAGGCCGCGCGGGCACGCATGGCCAATGCGGCCAAAAACGCGCCCAGCGTGTCGGCAGATAAACAGGCGGTTGTGCGAGTGGTCCGCGTTGTTCGCAATGTCGCCGCGCCAACAGTGCGCATGCCAGCAGTTGCTCACGTCCCCAAAGCCGCAAAGCCGAAATGGCTTCGGATTGTCGAGCGTGTTGCCGCCGAGCACGGCATTTCGGTGCGTGAGATCATGTCTGGCAGCCGCTATAAAAACACGAATATCGCGCGCCAGGCGGTTTATTACGCGCTGAGGCAGGAAACCGCGCTGTCTTATCCAGAGATAGGTCGGCGCATGGGGCGCGACCATTCGAGCGTCATGCATGGAAAGGACATGCACGAGAAGCGCATGGGGCTTCTCGATGGGTGAGGTTGTGGCCATTAAGCAAAGGCCGCGCTTGCGGCTTGTTGATGACCCTGACGTGCGGGCTACATGGCTGGCCTATGTCGAGGCATGGAACGAGCACAACGCGCAGCCTGATAATATCATCCTCGGCATCAAGGCGGGAAAGGCGTGGGCGCGCTGGCTGAAACTGTTCGAGGTCATGGACGCATGAGCTACCCGCTTCGCACGCCGAACGATGCCGACCTTGAATTGACGGTGATTGGAACCGTCATGGCCTCACCGACTGCCATGAAGCAGTTGGACGGCTATTTGAGCGCCGACCTGTTTGCAGATGATGGCGCGCGGATATTGTTCGAGGCGGCGCAAAAGCTGCATGAGGCTGGCCACAATATCAGCCCGGTTGCGGTTGTGGCATCGATCCCGCATGACGCGGCAGACCACCAGATGCTGAGGTCAATGGCCTCGTCGGCCGCTGCGGCGGCAATGCCGTTGAGCATGATCTCCGGCCCGGTTGCAGTTTTGCGCGAGACATGGGCGCGGCGGCAGGTGTCCGGCGTGTGCGAGCAATACGCCAAGCGCGCAGCTGACCAGTTTGAAAACCCATTCGACGTTGCCGCGCAGATGGTCGCAGAAATGGATATCGTCGCCGAAAAGCGCACCGGGCGCAATGCGTTGCAATCGGCTTCACAGGCGGCTGAAAACCTGTCCGATGCCATTTGTAGCCGTGAGCGCGTCGATACCATCACAACCGGCCTACGCGGGCTGGACGATGCTTTTGGTGGCTATGGCGCCAGTAAAATGTATGTCATTGCCGGGCGTCCGGGCATGGGCAAATCCGCGTTCATGGTCTCAAGCCTGACAAAAACGGCGATGGCCGGTCATGGCGTGGTTTTGTTCTCGCTTGAGGTTGATCAGGCCGAAATCACCGCCCGTATGCTGGCGAGCGTTTCTGGTCAGCGCGGCCCCGGCTTTGGCGACATTGCCAAGCGCCGATTGTCAGACAGCGACATTGAGGACGTTCTGACAGCCAAGGACAGCATAGCCGGTTTGCCGCTTTATATTGATGACGGGTCATCTATGCCGTGGGGTGAAATCGCCGCAAAGGCACGGCGCCTCAAGGCCAGCTTTGAGGCCGAAGGCAAGCGGTTGCGGGTCGTGTGTGTGGACCATCTTGGGCTTGTGGCGCCGACAGATCGCTATAGCGGAAACAAGGTCGCAGAGACAGGTGAAGTGTCAAAGCAGGCCAAGGCGTTGGCGAAGGAGCTTGACGTTTGCGTCGTGCTCTTGAGCCAACTCAATCGCGGTGTCGAGGGGCGGGACAATAAGCGCCCGACAATGGCCGATTTGCGCTGGTCTGGCGACATTGAACAGGACGCCGATATGGTCGCGTTCCTTTACCGCGATGCCTATTACCTCAAGGACGATCCAAACGTATCGCCGACCGAATTAGAGTTCGCGCAGGACCGTCTTGAATTTCTCATTCGCAAAAACCGGCAGGGCGAAACAGGTGACCACCTGTTGCGCTGCAACATGAAATATTCACTGATCGAGGATCGCTAAATGGGCACTTGGTATAAAATGGACCCCACAGATTGGGACGCCGGAACCAATGTTCTGACGCTCGAACAAGAGGCCGCCTATCTGCGTATCTGTCATGCGATTTACGCGACTGAGCGCCCTGTCCCGAACAATCCGTTTGTGATTGCCGGGCTGTTTCGTTGCAACGACAGGAAGGCAAAGCGCCTTCTTTCCGAGCTTGTCGAGGCTGGGAAAATCACGATTGAAGACGGGTTGATTTCAAATCGACGGGCCGTCGAAGAGGTTTCGAACCGCGCTCGACTTCGCGTCGAACGTGAATCGGCGGGGCGTCGGGGCGGGGTCGAAAGCGCAAACATGCGCGCTAAGTCTTTGAAAAACAACGATCAGGCTCAAGCAATTGCTTCAAGCAAAATTCAACCAGAGAAGAGAAGAGAAGAGAAGAGAAGAGATACTGCTAGCGCAGTATCTAGCGCGACGCCTGCGCAAGCGCCCGATCGGTTCGATGCACTTCTCGACAAATTGCTCGATGCGGCTGGCATCAAAACCAATCCGCCACCAGGACTGATCGTTGTCGGGCCGATCATGGGGCTCATGGACGCCGGGTTTGATCTCGATGGCGACATTCTGCCGGTGATCCGGTCCCGAGCTGCGACAATGGCCAGCCCGCCGAGGTCGTGGGGCTATTTCGAGCAGCCAATCAGGGACGCCAAAGCCAAGCGTTCGCAGATTGCCAGCATTCCCAAGCCGGTTGAGGTCGAGGCCGATTGGCCGGGGCGTGTCGCGGCATTTCGCAAATCCGGCACATGGGCCAATGCGTGGGGGCCAAGGCCTGGGCAGGCCGGGTGCATGGCGCCAGCAGAGCTTTTGGAGCGCGCGGCATGAGTGACCAGACCAACGAGCCAATGTGCTGCATTTGTGGCCGAAAGTGGCCAGCGTTTAGCGTCAGCAAACTTGGGAAGACCAAACATTATTGCGGCTACGTTGATGGACGGGTCGCCTGCACTGCGAGCGAAAGGAAAAGCGCATGAGCAAAAATATTGTTGTCGTGCATTTCGACAGGGACGGAGATTGCGACTTTTTGGCAAGCGGTGACTTGCGCTTGATCATTGTTGATGAGCGCGCGCCGCACGACAGAGCCTATGAAATCAAGGGCCGCGACGACCAATCCGCGATATGGGAGATCATAGGGGACGAGGAAAAAATCGGCAGTTGCGATGACGAGAGGCATGAGGCTGTTGCGGCGCGCGTGACAGGAAAGAAATTCAACGTGGTAGAGGGCGGGAAAGAATGAGCAGCGTCAACAAGGTCATTCTGGTTGAGTTTGTTCTGTTTTTGTTTCGTGCACGTCATTGATTATGATACAAAAACGAAGCGGCAAAGGCTCCTACCCCTGTGCCGCTTCTGACCATAAATGATGAGGCACACCAATATGGCTAAGGCCACTGCTAAGGCGGAATCTGTCGACAGTCAACGCGAGTTTGTTCCCAACGTAGTGACACGCTTTTTTCAAAAAGTGGACACGCATGGATTCAACTATGCCGTGTGCTGGGAGTGGACTGGGGCGTCAAAAGGCAACGGATACGGAAGTTTTAGCGTAGGAGGAAGGAATTGGACGGCCCACAGATGGGCCTACCAGAAGTTCGTCTCGACGCTGCCAATACCTGACTATTTGGATGTTTGCCACTCTTGTGACAATCGGCACTGCGTAAACCCAGATCATTTGTTTTTGGGGACGCGCGCTGAAAACATGTCTGACATGAAGGGCAAGGGGCGCGGAGCTGGCGGGAACAGAAAGCACCTAACAGAAAGCGTTGTCCAAGAGATCCGGCAAAGACTATCGGCTGGCGTCCAGCCGAGAAGGATCGCGGCCCAGATGGACGTTAATTACGGAACTGTAACAGCTATCAAGGAAGGGCGCTCCTATGTCGGGATCGGTGAATAAGGCTGTAATATTAGGCAATTTGGTTGCTGACCCAGATGCCCGCACCACAAGCGACGGCAGGAAAATCGTCAACATGCGTGTGGCAACAAACGAGAGCTGGCGTGACAAAAATACTGGTGAGCGCAAGGAACGCGCCGAATATCATTCGGTCGTCATCTTCAACGAAGGTTTGGCCCGCGTAGCCGAGAACTATCTGCGCAAGGGTTCCAAGGTTTATATCGAGGGCCAGTTGCAGACCCGCAAGTGGCAGGACAAGGACGGCAACGACAAATATTCCACCGAGGTCGTGTTGCAGGGCTTCAACTCGTCGCTGGTGATGCTGGATGGGCCGAGCGATAGCAACAGGACTCAACCATCCCAAGCCCAAGCATCATCCCGCCCGCAAGCGTCGGTTCCGCCGAAGTTTGAGGACGGCAATTCAGATATTCCGTTTTGACCCAATTCAACAGCCATAGGGGGCTAAATGGCTAAGACAGGTCGTAAGCGCAAGAGCGTCGAACGTGAGCCGAATGGCCAGCCTATTCGCAAAACAGCAGAGAAGAGGGAGGATATTATGGCGCCGGTGCTGAACTATCGCCGCAGCATGGGTGTGCCGGAGTCCGAGCTGTCCAACCAGATGGCCGAATGTGTTGTGGGCCGCTATGTGCTGGCCGGTCGGCTCGAAGAATACCATTACGATGCGGCAAAGGCGTATGAAAAGGTTTGGCGCGCCTATCGTGTGGCGTTGGATGCCCCGCGCGGCGACGTGGCGAACGACATTGCGGGCGTCCATGGCAGGCCGGTGCTTGATGAGGCGGTTGTCGCTGAGCGGGATCGTGCGGCAATTGACGCCGGGCAACAGGTTGTCCAGGTGCTAGTCGGCGCCGACCTGCAATATGGGCTTGGCGCTGGTGAGATTCTGGTGCAGGCGGTTCTCTATGGCAACGCGCCACATGAGCGCGGCATGATTTTGTTGCGTGGTGCGCTGGATGAATTGGCTGTGCATTTCGGAACAAAACCTGACTCAATGACGAACAAAAAGAGTTGACAGGCGCTTGCAAATCAGAAATTGTGATTAATGCAAGTTGGGGTTTCGCGCTCGAAGGGGCGCTTTTGTGATTCCGGCCTGTCCGTTCCTTAGCGGGTTTTGATGTTTCCGTTACCATAGGCCAAGTCGGTAGTTTTCCACGACGTCCCGACTTGGGCAGAGTTAAGTATCGGCGGGAGGTTCCAATTCACGTCGATTGCTCAGAGTAGCCGTCCGGGCGGCTTATATCCCGGCTAGTTTAGCCCCATCGGCTCCGGTCGGTGGGGTTTTCATTTGGTTGACGCGCGTTTAGCGCTCTGCTATACATAATATGTCAGATGCGACACGCGGCGCTTTCCGCGATTACTCTCTGATTTCGAGCCGCATATAGTTTGCCGACGACTAGCGGCTAGGTTTTGCAAACGGACTAGATAGACCCCGCAGTGGCGACCTGCGGGGTTTTTCATTTTGGCCATTCAGGCGGGCGCCACCCGTCGAGCATCCATCTCATAGCCCGGCAGGCGATAGGGTTGGGCGGTCTGGCAGAGACGACGCCGTCGGCCTCCCATTTGCGCACGGTGCGAGGGTCGACGTTTAGGATACGGGCGAGCTGAGACATGGATAGGCCCAGCGTGTGCCGGGCCTCTTTGAATTGAGCGGGTGTCATTTGCATTCTCACTCCGGGTTGGAGATGCGAACCGTCTCCTGGCCCCAGCAGTAACCGCTCGGGTCATACTCGAAATCGCCATGCATGACATATTCTTCGACGGCCATTGTGACGTTATCCCACTCCGCCGGGGTCGGGGCCTCCCAAATCGCCTCTGGCGAGCGCTTGCTGTCAGCGATGGCATGGATCGCGACCGCGACCGCCATGTCAGTGTCGCGGCTATTGGCCCAGTCGGCGGCAACGCGGGGTGTCTCGTAATTGCGGTTCATTTATCGTCTCCGGTTTGGCGGGCGTCATTGCCCTGTTGATGGATTACATATAGGCCCAATGGCCCTATGTGTCAACATGAAAAATGAACACAGGCGAATTATTTTTTGAGGGGCGAATGATCCGCTACAACGATCCCCCAGCCGGTTATGACCCTGACTATGCGGATGCGCTACTGGCGTTTGATTGCGCTGTGCTCGATCTCATGAACTGCGGCTGCTCGCCAGACAATGTGCGTGCACTGCTAGAGGATGCCATATCGCGCGGCAACGGCATTGAGGATGATGACGCATGAGCGACAAACTGACAGCCAAGCAGGAGCTGGATAGTGCCTAGACCAAGGGGCAGGACGCCCGGATTTACCATGTCACATGAGCACCGGGTTAAAATCCAAAACAGCAACATCCTAAACGCGCTTATTGAGCACGTCGAGGGCGTTCGTGAAATGAGCGCTACGCAAGTGTCCGCCGGGCTTGGCCTTTTGAAGAAAGTGCTACCTGATTTGGCTGCGACAGCCGACATAGGCGAGGCGGGCGAACTGGTATCAATCAACGGGATGACAGATGCGCAGCTTGAGGCCATCGCCGCAGGCGGCAGCGCGGGAACTGCTCAAGCGCCGGGCGGCCCGCAGTCGATTAATTGATTTCGCCCGTTATATCGAGGTGCCTGGGGCGCCTCTTGATGGCGATGACAGCGATGAGTTTGCCAGGGCAGAGACGCAACTCGCCCGTCACCATGAGTTGATACTCGACGCCGCGCAACGTTGCATCGACAGGCCTAATGGCAGGTTGATGCTATTTATGCCGCCGGGAAGTGCCAAATCGACATATGGCTCTGTCGTTGTGCCGACATGGGCGATGGGCCAAACGCCGGGGTATCGTGTTATCGCCGTCAGTTACGGCAGCGATTTGGCAGTAAAATTCGGTCGTAAGGCGCGCGCAGTGGTCCGCCAGCCAGCGTTTGGGGCGCTATTCGGCACAGAATTGAGCGGCGATAGTTCCGCTGCCGATATGTGGGCTCTGGCAAACGGGTCAGAGTATATGTCGGGCGGGATATTATCCGGCATCACCGGTAACCGCGCCAATCTGATCGTCGTTGATGACCCGATCAAGGGACGGCAGGACGCGGAATCGGAGGTTATTCGCCGCCGCACGATAGAGGCTTTCGATGATGACGTGAAAACCCGCCTGTTGCCGGGCGGTTCGGTTATCATCATTCAGACGCGCTGGCATGAGGAGGATTTGGCCGGTTCTATCCTTCCGGTCGGATACTCCGGCGAGAGCGGGATGATCGAGTGCCGGGATGGCCAGCTATGGGAGGTGATATGCCTCCCGGCCAAGGCTGAGCACGCCGATGACCCGCTAGGGCGCCAGCCTGGCGAATATCTCTGGCAGGAATGGTTCGGGCCTGAGCATTGGGCGCAGTTCGAGCGCAACCCGCGCACATGGGCCAGCCTGTTCCAGCAGCGCCCAGCTCCCGAGGAGGGCGACCTATTCCGGGCCGACTGGTTGCGGCCATACGAAAACGCACCTGAGCGCGGCACCATGCGTGTTTATGGTGGGTCGGACTATGCGGTCACGGCAGATGGTGGCGATTATACCGTCCATGTCGTTGTCGGGATCGACCACGAGGGCAGGCTCTGGTTGCTCGATCTGTGGCGCGGACAAACGGCATCTGACGTGTGGGTTGAAGCATTCTGTGACCTCGTTCTGAAATGGCGCCCTGTTGGGTGGGCTGAGGAAACAGGGCAAATCCGCGCAGGCATAGGGCCATTTCTGGAGCGTCGGCAACGCGAGCGCCGGGCCTATGTTGCTCGCGAGGCATTCCCGACGCGTGGCGACAAAACGATCCGCGCGCAATCCATTCGGGGCCGCATGGCCTTGGATGGCCTGTATGTGCCGACCAACGCGCCGTGGTTCTCGGCGTTTAGAGGTGAACTATTGAGTTTCCCGACAGGCCGTCATGACGATCAGGTCGATGCCCTTGGGCTAGTCGGGCAGTTACTGGACAGGATGAGTGCCGGAGCGCGGCAAGACAAAGCGCCAGAACCAGCCAAATTCTCTGACTATGCCTCGCGCTCTGATGCGCCAGCCGCAAATGATTGGATGACCTACTGATGGTTGACACTGGTTATAGCGCAACGGCGACAGGATCAGGCGGCGCCGGGGCCGTCATTGAGGACGGAAACTCAATTGATGCGCTGCGTCGTGCTTACGCAGACTATCTCGACAGCAAGTCGGAGGAGATCAAAGAGCAGCAGGAAAGCCGCCGCTATTACCACGGCTCGCAATATACCGAAGAGCAGGTCAAGGCCCTGCAAAAGCGCAAGCAGCCGGTTGTCACCTACAACCGCGTCGGGCGCAAGATCAACGCGGTTATCGGTCTGCTCGAAAAGATGCGACAAGACCCGCGTGCCTATCCGCGCACGCCGCAGCATGAGGAGGGCGCTGAAATTGCGACGGCAACAGTTCGGTATGTGCTCGATTCAAAGCACTGGGAAGCGATCAGCCAATCAGCTGGTCTGACCGGCGCTGTTGACGGCATCGGCGGCTGCGAACTGTTGCTCGAACAGGGCGATAACTCGGACCTTGAGGTTGCGCTGGCGCCGCTCGACACTGAGGGATTTTTTTACGACCCCCGCTCACGCAAACCGGATTTTTCGGATGCGCGCTATATGGGCGTCGGCAAATGGATGGACGTTGATGAGGCCGTCGAAATGTTCCCCGATCAGGAACAGGCGATCCGCGACGGTATTGAGCACGCGACCGATCTTACATCAAACCCGGACAGCGAAAAGCGTTGGGTTGCAGATAGCCGGGGGCAAAAGCGCGTTCGTGTCGTTGACCATTGGTATCGCAAGGGCGGGCAATGGCGCTATTGCGTGCATACCGGCACGCATAAGCTGGCTGAAGGCGTCAGCCCGTTTCGGGATGAATTCGGCAAAACTATCTGCAAATACATCGCGTATTCCGCCAATGTTGACCATGACGGCGACCGCTATGGATTTGTGCGCAACATGCGGTCCTCGCAGGACGAAATCAATGCCCGCCGCTCTAAAGGCTTGTTCCAGCTCAATACCCGGCGATTGACTGTGAAGGGCATGACAGGGGGCGGCATCAACCTTGAGCGCGAACGACAGGAAGCCGCGCGCCCGGACGGCGTGATCGGCGCGACCGTTACCGATCCGAATATCGAAATCAGCTTTGACGATGCGGCCAAGAGTGCGGAATTGCAGGGGCAGTTGGCGTTCCTTGCCGACGCCAAGTCAGAGATTGAGAATTACGGATTCAACCCGGCGCTGATCGGGACTGGCGTCCAGGACATGTCCGGGCGTGCGATCCAGTTGCAGCAACAGGCTGGCATCGCCGAGCTTGGGCCATTCCTGCAGTCGTTCCGGGGCTGGAAGATCAGGGTCTATCGGGCCATCTGGAACGCTGTGCGCGACCACTGGAAGGCCGAGCGCTGGATTCGTGTGACGGACGATGAGAATGTCGCCCAGTTCATGGCCGTCAACCAGTTGGGTATCGACCCCCGAACTGGCATGCCAACGCTGGTGAACGCGCTTGGCGCGCTTGATGTGGACATCATCATTGACGAGGGCCCAGACACCATCAATTCGCAGGCCGATGCTTACGACACACTGTCCGTCATGGCCAAGCAGGGCGGGTCTGTGCCGCCTGAAATTCTGATCGAACTGTCACCGCTGCAAGGATCCCTCAAGAAGCGCATTCTTGACCGGCTCGAACAGGCACAGAAACAGGCAGGCCAGCCCGGCCCGGTGCAGATGCAGGGCATTCAGCTCGACCTCGAAGCCAAACAAGTTGATAACGAGAAAACCCGAGCCGAGACGGCCAAAATCATGGCCGAAACCCAAAAGACGGGGATCGAGGCTGGCAGGGCCGTTGTCGAGACACAGCGCCGCACGATGGAGCCGATTGGGGTTCAGGGCGGGTTCTGATGCCGTTTGGTTATGGCGACGGCTGCACGGGCTGGTTTGACGGGTTCTGGCGTCATTGCTGCGATGCGCACGACAAGGCCGGTCTAGAGGCCGTGACGGTGTTTGACTGGTGGCAGGCGAGCAAAGACCTTGAAGATTGTGTTGCTGCCGCTGGTGCCCCGGTGATGGGGTTTGTAATGGCGGCAGGCACGGCAGTTTTCGGGCTGGTGCTATTCTGGCTCCGAAGGGCCTCTGACGCCAAACGATAGAAATTCAATGACCCGCTTCGGCGGGTTTTTTGTTGTCCGCCGCCGGGACTAACGGGCGATCCGAATGGCCAATCGCAAGAGCCAAGCGCCGCCAGCTTTAAGGGCGATCCGCCGTCGCCGGGTGACTCGGGCGATCCGTCCATTCCAAACGCATTGGAGATATACCGTTGACCGAACAAGGAAACGACACCACTGAGCTTGACGATTTTGCCAAAGCTGCTTTTGAAGCCGAGGGCATGTCAGAGCCGGAACAGGTAACGCCTGAACCGTCGCAAGCCCCTGAACCCAACGCCGAACCCGCCCGCGATGAAAATGGGCGCTTTACGGCCAAGGATGAAGTGACAAGCGACGAGCAGGCCCAGCCGGACCCCGCGCCCCAAGAGCCGGATGGCGAGCCGAACACCGGGCATATCCCCCCGGCGGTTTTGCTGGCCGAACGCCAGAAGGCGAAGGACTATAAGGCTCAACTGGACACGCTCACGCAGCAGAACCAGCAGCTACAGGCGCAAATGCAGGCCTTTATGTCCGCGCAGCAGCGTCCGCAGCAACCGGCGCAGGCAGAAGCAAAGCCCGAAAGCCTTTGGGACGATCCCGAAACCTATATCCGGGGGACCATTGGCACTATCGAGCAGCGTTTGCAGGCGCAGGCCGAGGCAACGTCAAAAATGTTCGCGGTTCAGCAATTCGGCGAAGAAGCTGTGACCTCCGCCTACCAGGCGATGGCGCAGGCCGTGAATGTTGACCCGAACGCCAAGCATGAACTGGCCCGCATTCAGGCCAGCCAGCATCCGTTTGGCGAACTGGTTCAGTGGCACAAGCGCAACGAAACCCTGCGACGGATCGGAGACGATCCGCAGGCTTACGAAGCGCAGCTCAAGCAGCAGTGGATGAATGACCCGGAAGTCGTGAAGGCGGTTCTCGCCAACGCGCAGGCAACCGCCGCTGCCAACGTCAATTCCCAACGGTCGGCACCGGTCACCCATGTGCCCCCGACGCTTTCACGCGCTTCGGCAGCCGGTGCAAATGCACCAGTCGAGGCCGATATCAGCAGCGAGGGGCTTTTCCAGCACGCGATGGCGCGATGATCGCCATTCCCTCATAAGGACACCAGAAAATGTCTCTTACCACCGTGTCGGACAACAACAAGCTTGTCCGTTACGTTCAGGAAATCAACCGCGAATATGTGCGGGAGAACCTGTTCTCGCCCTATATGGGCACGTCTCTGAATGCCATTATCCGCCTCAAGCACGAGCTGAAGGCAGGCGGGCAGGATATGAATATCCCGCTTGTCGGCAAGCTCAATGGCACGGGCGTCGGCACTGGAACCCTCGTCGGCAACGAGGAAAATATCGACAATTACGGCATGCGCCTGCGTATCGGATGGGCGCGCAATGCCATAGCAACCAAGAAATCAGAGCAACAGAAATCGTCTGTTGATCTGTTCGGTGAAGCCAAGCCCCTGCTTTCGGACTGGGGAAAGGAGCGTCAGCGCGACGATTTACTGAACGCCTTCATGTCGCTTCCCAGCGAGACACTACCGTCTAGCGACGATACGACCGTTAATGGCGTTCTCTACGAGGCTGCTACGGCATCGCAGCGCAATACGTGGAACTCGCAGAACTCGGACCGCGTGCTGTATGGCAATGCGGTCGGGAATTACAATGCGACCCACGCTACGGCACTCACTGCCGTTGATAGCACCAATGACACCTTCACCAAATCCAGCCTTGGGCTTTTGAAGCGTGTTGCCAAGGGCGCAACGCCGAAAATCCGTCCGTTCAAGACGGCGGACGGCTACGAATGGTTCGTTGCCTTCGCAGGAACAAACGCCTTCCGTGACCTGCAAGTGAGCCTTGAGACCATCAACAAGGATGCCCGAGCCCGTGAAGGCCGGGGCATGGACAACAACCCGTTGTTCCAGGATGGCGACCTTCTTTATAACGGCGTCATCATCCGCGAGGTGCCGGAAATCTCCGACTTTGTGTCAGACGTTTGGACTTCGCTCAAGACCGCTGGCAATTCCAGCGCCCGCGTCGAGCCGGTGTTCTTCTGTGGCCAGCAGGCCGCCGTTCTCGGCTGGGGTCAGATGGCCCGCAACACCGAGCGCAAAGAGGACGATTACGGCTTCGTCAAGGGCGTCGGGGTCGAAATGGCCTACGGCGTTGCCAAGATGTTCAAAAAGCACACGGACGGCACCAGCCTCAAGCAGTGGGGCGTTGTGACCGGCTTCTTTGCTGCGGCTGAAGATGCCTAAGCGATCCTGATGGGGCGGCTTCGGTCGCCCCTATTCATTTTTCACATTGACAGCAAAAGGACCGCGAAAATGGGCGGACTTCAGACTGGCGTGCCCGAACGAGATAATGGCACGCAGAATATCCAGCATATCAAGAAGGCGTTCACCTATCTTGATGCTGGCACCACCATCGATATTGGCACGATCCCCGAAGGGGCAATCATTCTCAAGCCGATCTCCGGCGTGCATGTGATTACCGCATTCAACGGTGATACCACCAACACGTTAGACATTGGCCCTTCGACCAACACCGATCTGTGGGCGACCGATCTTGCTCTTGGCACGGTCGGCTTCATCCCTATTGATGAGGCGGTATCGAACGTGGTCGGCTCTGGTGAGAGCGCCGTTCAGGCCGCCGTTGTTTCGACGGCTTCGGCATCCGCCGGTTCGGCGATTGTCGTTATTGCCTACATCGTGAACTAACCAGACAGGGCGCGGCCATGACAAAAACGCGTGAGCAACTGATTGACCGCGCCCTGATTGAACTGGGCGTTGTCGCGGCTGGGCAGATTGCCAACGCCGAGGACAGCGCCATTGTCTCTGCTGAGATTGACCCGGTTATGTCCGATCTGGCCAGCCGGAACGTCTACAACTACGGCGACCCAGATATTTTCGAAGATGATGCATTTACGCATCTTGCTGTGTGTCTGGCCAATTCATGCGCGAGATCGTTTGGCATGGATGCGAGCGAACAGACCAGACTTATGGCGGAGGCGCGGCTGAGGCAGCTTTCGCCCGGCATGCTGACCTATCAGGTTCTGGCGGTGGACTATTTCTGATGCCACAAATCGTTTTCCCTGTCTCAACCGATCCGGGCATCAACCGGACGGAGAATGGCGGTCGCCTGATCAACGCCTATGTGGACAGGGCTGCGGATGGCTCGCGGGCGCCAAGCATCCGCCGTCGCGCGCCGGGCCTCACAACGCTTTTCACGGCTGGCAGCGGGGCGCCTCGTGGCGCGTTGACGGTCGGCAATATCCTTTACGTGGTGAATGACGATAAGGCCTATTCGATCACACTGAGCGGCGGTGTTTATACGGTTACCGCTTTGGCTGGCACGGTCGGCGGCTCTGGGCCTGTGTTCATGGCCCGGAACATGAATGCATCGACCGATGTGCTGATTGTGCACTCTGCCGGGATGAATGAAATTGCGTCCGGTTCGGTATCGAGCTTTTCGGATGGTGATTTGCCGACGCCGAACAGTCTGACTTATCTGGACGGCTTTTTTATCTTCGGAATTGGCGACGGGCGCCTGTTTGCTTCTGGATTGAACGATACGACCGTTGACGCGCTCGATTATGCAACGGCGGAAAGCTCGCCGGATGGTGGCGTTCGTGCCGTAGCGCGTGGCCGTGAGCTACTGGCCTTCGGGCAGGACAGCACGGAATTTTGGTCCAACACAGGCAACGAGACGGGCTTCCCGTTCACGCGCGGCCACGTGATGACGCTGGGGCTCTACGGGGCCTATTCCATCGGTGGGGCCGAGGCTGGCTTTCCTGAGCCATTGTTTTTCGTGGCATCCGACCGCACGGTGCGCCATTTGACCGGGTATGAGCCGGTGCGCATTTCGACGCCGACGCTAGAGCGCCTGATTGATGCGGTTGAAGACCCTGACACATTGACAGGGTGTTGCTTCGCCGCAGCGGGGCACCTGTTCTACGCTCTATCGTCGCTGTCATGGACATGGGTTTACGACCTGACAACGGGGGCATGGCACGAGCGCAAGAGCATTGGGCAAGATATTTGGCGGGCCGCGTTCACGGTCTATGCGTTCGATAAATGGCTGGCCTTCGATGCGGCAAGCGGCAAGGTGTTCCATATCGACCCGACAGCAAAACGGGAAGACACAGATTTGCTGGTGTTTGAGGTTTGGAGTGCGCAGGCGCATGGATTCCCGGCCCGCACGCTGATCAAGCGCGCCAGCTTCGACATGATGACCGGCGTTGGCATCGATACGGGCATTGAGCCTATCGAGACCGACCCGAAGGTTGAAATCTCCTGGTCAGACGATGGCGGGCGGACATGGGGCGCACCTGTTCAGCGCCGCTTGGGCTCGCAGGGCGAAAAGCTGCCGATTGACGTATTCAGATGCGGCCTTGCCGGGCGCTTGGGGCGGCAATGGCGCCTCGCCGTGTCCGATCCTGTTGAGGTGTCGCTGATTGGCGGCGCAATGGACGTTGAGGGCAGGGCGGCATGACGATACCGGATATTCGGCCCTTTCCAGGCCCGCTTGCCAGATGGGTCGACCCGCAGACGGGCCGCATGGACCCTGTTGCTTATCAGTATTTCGAGCAGATTGACCGCGTGATCCGACTTCTGGTCGCTGCATCGAACGACCACGAAACCCGCATTACCGCATTGGAGCCGTAAATATGGACCCGTTGACAATCGGCTTGCTGCTTGGCGGCACGGTCTTGAGCGCCATTGGCGGCTTCGGACAGGCGAACGCGGCAAAGGACGCTGCGAGCCGAAACAAGACCATCCTGAACGGCCTCAAGACCGAAGGCATGGGGTATATCGATCAGGGGGCCGGGCAGGCTGGGGATTATCTCAATCGCTCTCTGTCCCTGACCGACCTTGGGCAGAACGCCAATGGGCTATATTCTGATGCCTTGGGCATCAACGGCCAGCCGGGCGCGGATCGGGCCATGTCGGCCTTCCAGACGGGGCCGGGCTATCAGTTCGCGGTCGATCAGTCTATGAAGGCTTTGGAGCGGCGTGGCTCGTCGCTTGGCCTTGGGCAGTCCGGCAACACGCTTGCTGCCTTGTCTGACAGGGCCGGGCAGATGGCCAATCAGGAATACCAGACATGGTTGGGCAATCTCAACACCGGCATCAACCGCAATGTGGCGACATTGGGCGATCTGGCGACATTGGGCCAGAACACGGCGGGGCAAAAGCTTGATCTGGCCGGGACGGTAGCGGGCGGGCTGACCTCTGCCAGCAACCAGCGGGCCAGCGGCGAACAGGCGGCTTGGGGCACGCTTGGCAATATTGGGTCCGGCCTGTTCGGGGCCATGGGCGGGTTGACCAGCACCGGCACCGGGCTTGGCACTGCTTCCGCGCGCCTTGGCGCTCTTGGCGGCTATGGGAGGTTCTGAGCATGGCGTTTCAGTATGGCGCATGGCAGGCCCCGCAGGCGGCAACGCTCGATAGCCTTTATCAGGGTGTCAAATTCGGTTCCGACCTTGGAAACGACCAGCAGGCGCGGCAGTCTCTTGCAGCCCTTGTCGATAGTCAGTATGGCCGAGGCACGACACAGCAGCCGCAGGGCCTTGCCGATTTGGCAGGCGGCGGCACGATGGTCGATCAGTCCGTGCAGAATGCATATGCGGCTCAGGACCCCAATCTTGCCGCAATGCTGCCCGGCTATCTCA